GGAAAAGAGGTCAGGAACTACATTATTAGAACTTGATGTAGGTACGAGTGATTCATTTACTATTTATGTATTATTACCTGGCGAAGGCATTCGTTTTGATACTAATATTTATGCCGACCTGACTAACGTTTCTGCAATAACAGCATTCTACGGCTAGGTGAGATATGAGTGTAGAACGAGAGCTAGCAGTGCATGAAACTGAAATTAAACATCTACAAGCTGATATGGATAAATTGGTCCAGGATATGGAATCAATTAAAGCTACGCTTAATGACATTAACACAACCCTTGCAGAAGCTCGCGGCGGTTGGAAAGTCTTAATGATGGTCGGCGGTGCTGGCGGTGCGTTAGGCGCTCTTGTCACTCAGTTCGCACATAAAATATTTGGATAGTAATATGCCAAGCACATCTAAAAAACAGCATAATCTTATGGCCGCAGCTGCACATAACCCTAAATTTGCTAAGAAGGTGGGGGTTCCTACTAAAGTAGCAAAAGAGTTTAACGAAGCTGACAAAGGCAAGACCTTCAAGAAAGGCGGCGTATCATTAGCCGTTGGTCGTGGTGAGAAACTAGCTACAGATAAAGGTGCTGGGCTTACTGCCAAAGGTCGTGCAAAGTATAACGCAGCAACTGGGTCTAACTTAAAAGCTCCTCAGCCTGAAGGTGGCCCTCGTAAAAAATCGTTTTGTGCCCGTATGTCAGGTATGCCAGGCCCAATGAAAGACGAGAATGGCAAACCTACTCGTAAAGCAGCGTCATTAAGACGTTGGAAATGTTAATAAGGAATTATTATGGCTAAAGAAAATACAAAGATGGACATGGCGCAAGACAAAGCTATGGTTAAAAAAGCTGTAGGTATGCACGATAAACAAATGCATGGCGGTAAAAAAACTGACATGTCAAGCCTTAAAAAAGGTGGCTGCGCTAAGATGGCTAAAGGTGGCTCTGCTTCATCTCGCGCTGACGGCTGCGCAGTTAAAGGCAAAACTAAAGGGATGATAATATAATGGCTGAAGACGTAATTAAAAGCGCAGCAACAAAAGGTGGTATGCAAGGTGGTATGGGTAAAGCAAAAGCTGCGCCAAAAGAACCTGTAGAACCTATCCCGTCTGAAATCGTGGACAAACTACAAGACATGAAAAACAAAAAAGCCGCTGAAAATTATCAAAAGACTAAAGATAATAAAGCTGGCGGTATGATTAAAATGGCTAAAGGCGGTTCAGCTTCAGCTCGTGCAGATGGCTGTGCTCAACGCGGTAAAACACGCGGTAAGATGGTGTAATCATGCGGGCGTCTCGTGGTATGGGGGCAATAGCCCCTTCTAAAATGCCTAAGAAAAAGATTATCAAACGCAAAGATAATCCTGAAGACGTAGAGATGTTTAAAAAGGGTGGGAAGGTAAACTTACCCGCTAGTAAAAATGTCAATGCCGCAGGCAACTACACAAAACCTGAAGTTAGAAAGCGTATAGTGTCTGAAGTTAAGTCGGCTGCAACACACGGTACAGGCGCAGGGCAGTGGTCAGCTAGGAAAGCACAGTTAGTCGCTAAGAAGTATAAAGCCGCAGGTGGCGGTTATAAATGAGCGCGTTAGCTAAAAGCCAGAAGTCTTTAAAAGCTTGGGGCGACCAGAAATGGACTACTAAGTCAGGTAAAAAATCATCAGAAACGGGTGAACGGTATTTACCAGAAAAAGCAATAAAGGCCTTAACACCTGCAGAATATGCGGCAACAACCAAAGCAAAACGTGAAGGTAAGGCGGCTGGTAAACAGTTCGTAGCTCAGCCCGCTAAGATTAAAAGCAAAGTTAAGCCATATAGGAAAATTAAATAATGCGATGCTACTTTAGCTTTATTACTGGAGTGATGGTTGGGCTAGAGTTAGAGGAAAGCGAAGACTGTAATTATTTGATTGTAGAGCTTTTCATCGTGCAATTCATATTTGAATGGGAAAAATAAATTGGCAACCACAGGTGCATCATCATTTAATCTAGACCTTAATGACCTCGTAGAAGAGGCTTTTGAGCGTTGTGGTAAAGAGCTTCGTACTGGTTATGACTTGCGCACCGCGCGACGTAGCTTGAACTTACTTACTGTTGAGTGGGCAAACCGTGGCATAAACCTATGGACAATTGAACAAGGCACGATTGTGATGGCGACTGGGCAGGCGGTATACCCACTACCTGTTAATACGATTGACTTGCTAGACCAAGTGGTACGTCAGAATAACGGCACTACAAACCAAATTGATATCAACATCAACCGTATATCCGAGTCAACCTACTCTACAATCCCTAACAAATTAACACAGGGTCGCCCTATACAGGTGTGGATTAACCGCCAGTCAGGTGCATCAAATGCTACGACAGTGACTTTGAACGGTGGCATATCTGCTACAGACACTACAATTACAGTAAGCTCTACAGCTAATCTATCCTCATCAGGGTTTATACAAATTGATAACGAAGTTATTAGTTACCCAAATGTAAGTGGCAACCAGCTTATCAACTGTGCCCGAGGCCAGAACAATACAACCGCAGCAACTCATCTAACAGGTGCTTCGTTAACTACTTTAAACCTTCCGTCAATTAATGTATGGCCAACACCAAACGCTCAGGGTAATCAGTACACCTTTGTTTACTGGCGTTTACGTCGGGTTCAAGATGCGGGTGATGGTGTTAATACACAGGATATTCCGTTCCGATTCTTAAACTGTATGGTTGCTGGCTTAGCTTATTACTTGTCAATAAAACTACCTGATGTACCCTTAGAGCGTATAACAGGTCTTAAAGCAGACTACGAACAACAGTTCCAATTAGCGGCGGATGAAGATAGAGAAAAGGCATCAATACGGTTTGTTCCACGTAATATGTCGTACACGAGGTAATCATGCCTACTAAGTATGCTAGTGGTAAACACAGTATTGCCGAGTGCGACCGTTGTGGTCAGCGCTATAAATTGGTACAGCTTAAAAAGCTAACTATTAAAACGAAACAAGTAAGCATTAAGGTGTGCCCAGAGTGCTGGGACCCTGACCAGCCGCAACTACAACTAGGTATGTACCCAGTTAATGACCCACAAGCGGTGAGAGAACCTCGTCCTGATACTAGTTACTTAGTGTCCGGTATAGGCCCAGATGGTAATCCAGAGGGTGGTAGTAGAGTATTCCAGTGGGGATGGAACCCTGTAGGTGGGGCAAGAGGAAGTGACACGGGTTTAACACCTAATGACTTGATTGCCCAAGGACAAGTAGGTATAGTAACGGTATCAACAACTTAGGAGTATTAACATGGCATACAAATCAGGCGCCGATGGCGTAGCAAAACAAGGTAAGACAAAAGGTAGAAACTTAGGTGATTCAGGTCCAAACGTAGCAATTGAAAACGGTCCTAAATCTACAGGTAGTAAAGGTGGCAAAACTAATGCTGACATGAAGAAAATGGGTCGTGGCTTAGCTAAGATTGCTGCACAGAAAAAGGGATAATATCATGGGTAAATCAGCACAAGACTCAACAGGGTTTGTTTTTCCTACAGGTGGTGGTAACGATATTGGTATGTATAAACAGCCAATGCCAAATGCAGATACGCAGCCAGAAAGCATTATCTCTAAATCAGGTAATGGCGTAAATGAACTTAACATAGCCGTAGGTAATACAAGTAAAGGTAATGTTAAAGGCATGAACCCATACGGTACAGGCGAAATGCGTGGTTATGGCGCTGCAACTAAAGGTCGTAAGATTAGCGGAAAGATGGGTTAAGGTAGGTCAATGAACTACATAGAGCTTAGTCAAGCAATACAATCATACGCGGAAAACACGGAGTCTTTATTCGTGCAAAATATTCCTACGTTTGTAATGGAGGCTGAGCGACGTATATTTAACACTGTGCAACTGCCATCATTACGTAAAAACGTGACAGGCACAATGACTAACGGTAACAAATATGTTGCGCTTCCTAATGATTGGTTGGCTAACTATTCTCTTGCAGTTATCGATGCAGCGGGTGCGTACAGTTATCTTCTAAATAAGGACGTTAACTTCATTCGTGAGTCATACCCTACTCCTACATCAACTGGTCAGCCTAAGTACTATGCGGTATTTGGTCCTCGTATAGATGAAGCAAACGAGCTATCTTTAATTTTAGGGCCCACCCCAGACTCAGCGTATGGTATGGAGCTTCATTACTTCTACTATCCAGTATCTATAGTACAACGACCTATAGCAAGCTTAGGTACGATTACGGGTGGGTCTGGTTATATTAACGGTACTTACTTTAATGTTCCATTAACAGGTGGTTCAGGTACTTCCGCGTATGCTACAATCACGGTATCAGGCGGTGCAGTTACTTCAGTTACAATAGTTTCTGGAGGGTCATTCTATGTTATCGGGGATGTACTAACTACGGCGAATACAAATATTGGCGGTTCAGGAACAGGGTTTTCAATCCCAGTAACTAATGTAGCTAACTCCGCGGGCACTAGCTGGTTAGGTGATAATTATGACCCCGTGCTATTTTACGGGGCTATGCGGGAAGCAATTATTTTTATGAAAGGTGAAGCAGATATGGTCACTTATTATGAGAAGATGTTCCAAGATGCTTTAGGTCAATTGAAACGCCTTGGTGACGGTCTAGAACGCGGGGATGCTTACCGTGACGGGCAAACAAAACTTAGAGTAACTACTTAATTAGGAGAAAGACATGGCAATTTCACAAGCAATGTGCACGAGCTTTAAAGTTCAGTTATTGAGCGGCGCACAAAATTTTAATACAGGTACAACAAAGGTTTATAAAATCGCGTTGTACACATCAGCTGCAACATTAGGTGCAAGTACAACTACTTATTCAGGTACTTCAAACGAAGTAGCTTCTGGCGGCGGTTATACTACTGGTGGTAATACACTTTCAGTATCTCAAGTCCCTACAGATGGTGGTTCAGGTACTACAGCGTTTATTGACTTTGCGGATACTACATGGTCAGCAGCAACAATTACTGCTCGTGGTGCGTTGATATATAACAGCACTGATGACACTGCGGTTGCCGTGTTGGATTTTGGTTCAGATAAAACATCAACTGCTGGGGACTTTACAATCATATTCCCAACAGCAAACGCAACAGACGCAATCATTAGAATAGCCTAGAATAGGAGTCTCAAATGGCTCTAGTTCTTAAAGACCGGGTTAAAGAAACCTCAGTATCGACTGGTACTGGGGCAATTGCGCTTGATGGTGCTACAGGTGCATACCAAACATTTAGTATAATTGGTAACGGTAATACAACCTATTACTGTATAGTAGGGCAAACTACTAGTGAGTGGGAAGTGGGTATTGGTACATACGACTCTGGTGCTGATTCCATATCGCGTGACACTATCCTAGCCTCGTCTAATAGTAATACCATTGTTACATTTTCTGCAGGTACTAAAGACGTATTTATTACCTACCCGTCTGAGAAAGCCATCTACGAAGAGCCAGATGGCGACACGCTAATTAATGCGGGTCCGATTACAATTCTAGGCCCTGGCGTAAGCGGGATTCCAACCCCATACGGGGATACACTAGGTCGCTTTTACGGTAATGTAGACAGCTTCCAACAACTGTATTTGCAAAACCAGTTTAATGGTGTAGATGCATCTTCAGACATTGTAGCCTACAATAACTTAGGTGATGGCACTAACTACTTTGTCGATATGGGTATTGTTGGGTCCAGCTACTCATCAATGTCTTTCCCTATATTTTCCGCAAACTGCGCGTATGTATATAACTCTGGTTTAACTACGGGTACAGGCGCAGCTGGTGAGACTTCAGAACTACTTATCGGTACAGGTACACTTAACAGTGACTTGGTGTTGTTTACTGGCGGCGTTGATACAGCCAATGAAGCCGTACGTATTTCAGGTGCAGACCAAACAATCGAAGTTCAAAAAGGTGTAACCTTAAATGAGACCCTTGACGTTACCGGTGCAGCATCGTTCGGCAGCACTGTTTTATTGGATGCGAACCCGACAACTGCCTTACAAGCTGCCACAAAACAATACGTAGACAATGCGGTAACTGCAGGGGTACATATCCACGAGCCAGTTCGCGTCGTTGCAGCTAGTAATTTAACCGCTACTTACGCTCAAGGCGGTACTACCTTTAACATTACAGATATCACATTAACTACTACAGTTACAACGTCTGTAAACCACGGCTTATCCGTAAACGACCAGATTTGGCTAACTAGCACAGCTGGTAACGGGCTATCAACTAACACTGCTTATTTTGTATTTTCAACACCAGCTTTAAATACCTTAACCCTATCACTAACTTTTGGTGGTGCTCAGATTACAGGGTTAACCAATGCGGCAGGGTTAACGTATGCTACAAGAGCAAACTCAGGTGTTGGTGCTACGCTTACTAATTCAGGCACTCAAGTTGCTCTTTCCATTGATAGCGTTTCGCTTTCAAGCACTAACCGAGTCCTAGTAAGAGGCCAAACTAACGCTGAAGAAAACGGTGCGTATACAGTTACTACTGTAGGTAGTGGGTCTACTAACTGGGTGTTAACTCGCGCTACCGATTCAAATATGGTCAATCCTTCAGACCCAAATGGTCTGGGTACAGGCGATTATTTCTTTGTGCAAGAGGGTTTAACTGGGACTGGAGACTCGTTCGTATTAACTACTGAACCTAACACAATGATTATTGGCTACACGGCCTTAACATACACACAGTTCAGTGGCGCTATTACTTACGTTGGCGGTACAAACATTGATGTTACAGGTCAAACCATATCACTAACGGGTACAGTTGCTCCTACAAACGGCGGCACAGGCACAAGCACTGTAACTACAGGCGACTTGCTCTATGGCTCTGGCACAAACGCGTGGTCTAAACTAGGCTTAGGTTCTGCATATCAATCCTTAGCAGTAAACGGTTCAGGTACACAAGTCGAGTGGAATGCAGTTAACCTATCTAGTGCTGTTGCAGTTACCGGAACACTAGGCGCAACATACGGCGGTACGGGGCAAACGACTTACGCAACTGGAGACATTCTTTACTCTTCAGCTACAAACACATTAGCTAAGTTGGCGGGTAGTACATCTACTTCTAAACATTTCTTATCCCAAACAGGTACAGGTTCCGCTTCTGCAGCGCCAGCGTGGGTTCAATTATCAGCGACTGATATTACTTCTGGTACACTACCTGCGACTCGAGGTGGTACAGACAACAGCTCTTACGCAGTTGGTGACTTGCTCTATGCGGATACTACGACTTCATTAGCTAAACTTGCTGACGTTGCTACGGGCAATGCATTGATATCAGGTGGTGTAAGCGCAGCGCCAGCTTGGGGTAAAGTAGCTCTTGCTTCTGCAGTATCAGGGACACTACCTATTGCTAACGGTGGTACAAATTCAACAGCTACTCCTACAGCCGGGGGTGTTAACTATGGTACAGGCACAGCCCACGCGTTTACTAGTGCTGGAACATCTGGACAAATATTAACTTCTGCCGGAGCTTCTGCACCTGTATGGGCAAATAACCCGCCAGCATTCCCTAGTGGTACAGTAATGTTGTTCGTTCAAACAGCCGCGCCAACAGGTTGGACTAAATCAACAACGCACGACAATAAAGCCTTAAGGATTGTAAGCGGAACAGCAAGTTCAGGCGGCTCAGTAGCGTTTACGACAGCGTTTGCAAGTCAATCAGTTACGGGTAGTGTGGCGGCAACGGCAGCGGCAACGGCAACCAATCAGGCTACAACTGCTGGTGGTAGTGTAGGTGCAACATCTGCGGCAACAGCGACCAATCAGGCTACAACTGCGGGTGGTAGTGTAGGTGCAACATCTGCGGCAACAGCGACCAATCAGGCAACAACTGCAGGTGGCACAGTAGGTGTGTCAGTAAGTGCAGGCACTTTAGCGGTAGGGGCAGGAACATTTGCGGTTGGCGCAACCACATTAGCAACAACACAAATTCCTAGCCATACGCACACTGCGGCTGTTGTAACAAGTGACCGTGCTAATGCCCAATTTAATCCTGGAACGGCTGGGGCTGGCAATACAGGTGCAACAGGTGGAGGTGGTTCACATACACATGGATTAACTGGCGCACCAAGCATTTCAGGTTCACCAAGTGTAACAGGCACATCCTTTACAGGCACTAGTCATAATCATACGCAAGACGCGCATAGCCATACAAGTGGTGGAACATTTACAGGCACAAGCCACAACCACACGCAAGACGCACATAGCCATACAAGTGGTGGAACATTTACAGGCACAAGCCACAACCACACGCAAGACGCGCACAGCCACACTTCAGGCGCATTTACAGGTAATGCAATTAATTTAGCAGTAAGTTATGTTGATGCAATTATTGCAACTAAAGACTAATTATGTTTGGGTTTAGCGCATTTGCTGAAGCACCCTTTGCCGATGTAGGTGGTGCATTATCTAGTATAATATTTCCGTTAGGTGTAGAAGGTACAGCAGAATTAGGTACAGTAACAACAGTAGCAGAAGCAAATGTTCCTGTAACGGCGGTAACTGCGCAAGCCCTTTTAAATAGCATACTGGTTAACGCAGCGGCAAACACGACTGTAACAGGGTTAGAGGCAACAGGCTTTGTAGGTAGTGTAGCAACAAACGCCGCGGCAAATGTTTCAGTTACAGGACTAGCAGCGACAGGCTTTGTAGGTAGTGTTACTATTACCGCAGCAGGTAATGTGTATGTTACTGGGGTTTATGGTGAAGGCTTTGTAGGTAATGTAACAGTTACAGGTATAGCAAATGTAACGACTACGGGTGTATTTGGCACAGGTCAAGTAGGGGATGTAACCGTCTCGTTAGGTGCTTCTGTATTCCCAACTACGGTATTTGCTACAGGGTTTGTTGGCGACGTTACGGTTACAGCGGGAGCCGGGGTATTTCCAACAGGAGTAGTTGGTACAGGGTTTATAGGCAATGTTTCAATATCAGGTAAAGCCAACATATTTCCAATAGGCGTATTTGGTACAGGGCAGTTAGGTAATGTAACAACAAGAGCATCGGCAACTACAATAGTAACAGGGGTACAAGCCCTAACATACCTAGGTAATGTAACAGTAATAGGTAAGGCTAATGTATACCCAATAGGGGTTGAAGCTATAGGGTATGTAGGAAGTGCATTAGTTTGGGGCTTAGTAGATGACTCACAAAACCCTAATTGGACTAATATAAATAACATTCAATCGACAACATGGACAGGGATACAAACATGACAATTACTACACCTAATCAAGAAGATGCGGTAAAATGCGATAAAGAAGCACAAGCTAATGAGGCCCTACAAAAAGAACCGCAAAGCGTTTCAGTGACGGTTACTGGGTTTTCCTTATTTGCTACTACATTAAAATAGAGGATTAAACCATGGCAAGCACCTATTCAACGAGTCTAAAGCTCGAACTTATTGGTAACGGCGACCAGTCGGGTACGTGGGGCACGACCACAAACACAAACTTAGGTACATTACTTGAGCAGGCTATTACTGGTGTTCAGGCTATTACCATGGCCAATGCTGACGTTACATTAACTAGTTTAAATGGCGCCTCAGACCAAGCTCGTAATGCAGTGCTTGTAGTTGGTGGTACTAATGCGGCAATCAGAAATGTCATAGCCCCTGCGGTAAATAAACTATATGTCATAAGAAATAATACAGTTGGCGGCTTTGCTATTGTAATTAAAACAAGTGCCAGTACCGGCGTGTCTATTACTAACGGCACAACAGCTTTTGTGTATTGCGACGGCAGTGAGTTTTACGCAGCTATTCCACCAAGTGCTTCTACTAATACAGCAAGTACTTTAGTCCTACGCGACGGGTCAGGTAATTTTGCAGCGGGTACGATAACTGCTAACTTGACGGGTAATGTTACAGGTAATGCAAGCACTGTCACAACCAATGCTAACTTAACAGGCGCTGTGACTTCAGTAGGTAATGCTACGTCATTAGGTTCATTTACTTCAGCTAACTTAGCAGCGGCTCTTACAGACGAGACAGGTACAGGCGCAAACGTATTCGCAAACAGCCCTACTTTAGTTACTCCAGCATTGGGTACCCCGTCTTCAGGAAATTTAGCCAACTGCACATTCCCGACTCTAAACCAAAACACAACGGGAACAGCAGCTGGGTTATCATCTACATTAGTAGTAGGTAGTGGTGGTACTGGAATAACCTCAGCTGGTACAGCGGGCAACGTGTTAACAAGTAATGGCTCTGCATGGGTAAGTTCAGCTCCAGGAGCGGCTTTCCCTAGTGGTACAAGAATGTCATTTAATCAAACCGCCGCTCCAACTGGCTGGACTAAAGATACATCATCCGCAATAAACGATGCGGTTTTGCGTTTAGTTACAGGTTCGGTTTCAAGTGGTGGCTCAACAGGTTTTAGCTCATGGAATAGCACTACGGCAACAGGGGCGTACACTTTAGCAACTGCTGACATTCCTAGCCATACTCACACTGCGGCTGTTGTAACATCTAGTATGGTTAATTCTCAATTTCAGACTGGAACGGCTGGTGCTGGCGATACAGGTGCGACAGGTGGTGGTGGCTCACATAGCCATTCACTTTCAAACAATATAAAATATTACGATTTTATAATAGCGAGTAAAAACTAATGGCTAAAGATGCTAAAATTATTTGTCCAATGATGGGCGGAGAACCATGCGTTGAAGATGGCGCGATTCGTAATGGAGAGCTAGTTGCTTGTCGTTTTTGGGTGACTGTGCAGGGGATGCACCCTCAAACTGGGGAAGTATCTAACCATAAAGATTGTTCGTTTGCTTGGATGCCTGTATTAATGATTGAAAACAGCAAAGTTAATCGCGAAACAGGCGCTGCAGTTGAATCATTTAGAAATGAAATGACAAAATCAAATGACCTAAACACACAGGTTTTACTTGCAAGAACACAACAAAATTTAATAGAGGGTTAAGATATGAAACTTACAATTATTCCGTCTGATGGCGCAGTTTATGAAAATAATGTGTGTTATTCTGGTTTGACATGGGAAGGCACTCCTGCCGATGTCCATGCTTTGCAATGGTTAGATGATGCAGGGTGGATTGAATATAACGATGGAGCGGTTAATGAAGATATTACTGTTTTACCCCAATGGGCTGATAACGCTATGGCGGCTTGGACTGTTGCAAATACGCCAGTTCCACCACCGCCACCAACACCGCCAACAGCAGAAGAAAACAAAGCAACGGCAGTTAGTTTATTGCAAGCAACAGATTGGACACAAATTCCAAGTGTTAGCGACCCTGCTTTAAGCAATCCATA